ACATACTCCTTGAACTTGTTGAAACCAAACCCCTGCTCGCGCGGATCTTCGTTGGCGGCCGCGTCGTACTGGATGACGTTCTGCAGTGCGCGCATCGGCGTCTGCGTGCGCGCAGGAGAGCGCTGAAACCCAAAGTGAAACAGTTTAATGATAGGGTGAAGCGTCGAGAGTTGCTTCAGAAGGTTGTGCGAAACCTTCGAATACCCCGTCACCTGCTCGGTGTGCGTGCTGACCAGTAGGAAACGAAGAGGTGCCATGCTTACCTTAGTATTTTTCGAATGTCTAAATATAATACGAATGGCAAACGTAGCAGCAAAGTTTACGGGCAACTCCAACGTGATCTTCGCCACCAAATTCAAGAGTGCGTCCGAAGTGACCGAGTATCAAAAGCGCATGGCCAACGCGGCGTACTACACTTCGAACACGGCTGATCAGAAGCGCGCGTATTCGTCGACGTACACGACCTTTTTGGGCGCAAACGTATTCGCAATCCCCAACATCATGCGGACAGGTGTGACAAATACCCGAGGATTCGTGCAGCGCCCCGAAAAGGTCGCGCCTGGGTTTAATAAGTGGAATCCTACCTAAGAATAAGAATGAGCGAGGACAAGCCCAAAGCAGACCGCCTTCGTGAGTGCATCGCAGTACTGCAAAAACTCACGAAAGAATTTGGTATTCCCTACGAATCTCCCGAGATTCAAGAACTCAAGTCGCGCTTCGACCCGTACATTGCCGACGGAACGCCCTGGAACGGCACGGTGTCGTTCAAGGTCTACGGGCGCGTCGCCCACGTGAATTTGCCGAAGCGCGCGCGGTCCTCCGTCGAAGTCGTTTTGAAGTCCTGTGGGAGGTAGACTTGCGAGTCTTGCGACGGCGACGAGTTCTTCGGCGACGACCGCCTGTATCATCCTCCACAACACCGGGGTCCGAAGCCTGACTACCATAACCAGGGTCTTCGTCGGCAACTAACTTGTACCTGTTAGCGTCTCCACTCGACGGAAGAAGAAGTACAGTTCCATCTGGACTAACAATTTTATAAAAACCACCTCCAGGTCCACCAACCTCTTCAAGAGTGCCAGTTACTAGCTCTTCACCTGCATCACCATATACACGGTCCAGTCCGAACTTTCTTTTTGTTTGTACTTGTTTCCCTATATCTCTACTTGCGATTTCACGAGTGTGCTGGGGATATTCGTCGTCTGCCATTTATTCATACTTTATATTAAAACGCATTCTCCTTCTTTTTCGGGATATTCGTATACTGACCAAACCTATCCATGTAGGGCGCCTGCGGAATGTCAAACATTTCCGTCACGGACGACGACCGCGTCAACCCGCTGCGGATCATCATTTTCCGCGTGGCGTTTCCAATCCAGTCGTAGCCGTATCGCATGCTCATGTATGCGTGCACGAGCACGAACGCAATGAGCGTGAAAATAATGATATACGGTAGTGGACTATACATTATTCATAGTGTATACATAATATGCCTGGCGGACTCATGCAACTGACTGCCTTTGGGGCGCAAAATGTCCTCATTAACGGAAATCCCTCCATGTCTTACTTTACGAAACTCTACAAGCGCACCACGAACTTTGCGATGGAGCATTTTCGTCTGGAACCGCGCAACATGACCGACACAGGTCTGCCGCAGGCAGGAACGCGCACGTTTCGCTTTAAGGTCCCTAATTATGCGGATTTGATCCACGACTGCTACCTCTGCCTAACCCTTCCCGATATTTGGTCGCCGATGATTCAGGCAATAGAAGGCAATACGCAAGGGTTCCCCTACGAGTTCAAGTGGAACAAAAATATTGGCTTCAATATGATCGAAGAACTTGCCATAAATTTCAACGGCAGCACGATTGTCACAATGACGGGCGAATGGATGAAAGTCCTGAGTTACCTACAAGACGACGTTTCCAAACGAGCAGTCATTGATCAAATGGTGGGAAACACGGTCGATATGCACGACCCTGCCAACGCTACAGGGCGTACGAATCAGTACCCCCACGCGATCGCAACAAAACCCGATCTTGTAACCGCTGCCTCCATTCCTGCTCCATCCATTCGGGGTCGCCAACTCCAGATTCCCCTGCCATTCTGGTTCTGCAAAGAAATCGGTCAGGCACTCCCGCTCATCAGCATGCGTCTAACGGAAGTCGAATTTGTCATAACGCTCACCAACATGTATAACTTGTTCACAATTAACGATGTTAGGACAGCGCCCTACACCACCCGCATTCTCGGGACCCCTTCTGCAACCAAGACAGGTATTCAAAACTTCTTGTCGTACCCCGACATTCTAGGAAATCCTACAAACTCCGCACTCACCAATTGGAACATGGATCCGTATATTGAGGCGAACTACATCTTTTTGACAGACACCGAGCGCGCGTTCGTTGCTGCCAACGAGCGGACCTTCTTGATTAACCAAGTTCGCTACGTCGCCAACGAAAAGCAGTATGGGCTGAACAATATCATTATTCCCATGTACAATCTGTGCACGCGCGTTGTCGCCCTGTTTCAGCGCGTGGATCGTGCACTGATAAATGACTGGGACAACTATACAAATTGGGCGGACACCACGTACGCCCCCGTAATCTCAGGCGGTTTGATACCTACGCGATGGGTTGTGCAGAGCGCAGCAGACGCAGTCGTCTACAAACCCAAACAAACCCTGGCGTCGGGGTACGCCTTTTCAAACGCCATGAACCAGCAGGATATTATGGTAGAGGGCAATCTGGTCTTTGACGGGAAGGACCGCTTCTCGACAAAGAACGTAAACTTTTTCAGGGGGATTCAGAACTACCGATTCTCAAAGGGGAACTCCGAACAACTGCCTGGAATCAACTTGTATTCGTTCGCCCTGGACCCCAACACCATCACGCAGCCGTCGGGCACCATCAATGCCTCCATGTTTAACAAGACGTATTTCCAGTATACGCTCCTCGTACCGCCTGTGCAGGCGACCACCCTTACGACTCAGGCGTCGCTGTGCGTTCTCAGGGATACCGTGTTTAATTCGACGCCAGGCCCTGGTATTGCGGCATCCTCAACGGTAGCTAGACAGATAACCGTCCAAGGACAAACAAATCTAGCGCCGATTCCTCCTCTCGTCAACCCCGCCGAAGTAATAACTCTGTATTCGTCTCCGACGAATCTCGATATCCAATTTCAGGGGTATAATTCGATGATCTACATTGAATCGTACAACTTTCTGAAGGTTACGAACGGTCAAGCAAATGTCGTGTTTACAACATAATGAACAATCCCCCCGACAATCCGATCGTCGGACTTTCCGACGACACCGAAAATGTATTGCCTGTCGAAATGGACGAACCGCCCCGCCCTTTCGTTAAAAACTTTAGCGGTTTCATGTACTACTTCGTTCACTTTGGGTTTATTATTATTGTGTGGTCGATGTCGTGGGTCGCCATCAATGCGATAACCCAACGAGCAGGATTCGCGTCGCCCTTCGCAATGCGCGTCGTCTGGTCTCTCCCTCTACTCGGCCTGCTCGGAACCATTTTGTCGGGATATTACCCCCTCGGCTGGGTCATTTCCATATTTGTTATTGGCTTCGGTCTGTTGGGGGTAACTCTGGTAGTTGCAGCACTGTTTGGTCTGTACGCTCGAAAGCGACTCCAGGCGTAAGTTCCAGAATTTCTCGCATCGCCTGTGCGGGATGTTCGAAATTACGGAACAGGATTTGATTCACCTCCGCAGGACTCCACTTACCATCAATTTCAGGATGATCCCATTCAAGGATAAGGAGGTCGTAGAATCCCATAATCATCTCGCGGACAATATTGGACGAGCACTTTTTGAACTCGATAATCATATCGATCCTGCCTGGGCGAATCAGCGCCTTGTCGAAGCGTTCAGGGTAATTGGATGTAAAGACCACAATGCGTCCCGAGGATTCCAGAGTACCGTCTAGAAGATTCAGCAAGAATGCGAGGTCGATGGGATCCTTGATAATATCGTCGTCCAGTTCAGGCGCGAAGGGGTCTTTCGGAAGAGACGAGGGTTTCTCGGGTCTCTTCCAGTCGCGGTTCAGCAGTACGTCGCCCATAGCGTCCGCGTCCTCAATAATGTACACGCGCTCCGAAATCGGAATCGTGTACTTTTCCAGAGTGTTTCCATTGAAGACATGAATATCGTCGCTGAAAAACAGATGGCGAAGTTGCGTCTTGGTCTTGATTTCCGAGAGTTGAATGTTTACGGGATGACGGCGCGCGACATTGGCGATCGCCTTGATTTCCGAGGTCTTGCCTGTCCCAGGAGCACCGTGAAAGAGAAACCCGAGCGTGTAGGGAATGCCCTTGCGCTCGTACCACGACCTGTTGCCCAAAAAGAACTCTACGCGCTTTTTCACGACAGGCTGCTCTTCAAAGTACACATTTTCAAACGTGCGCGTCGTGGAAAATTTGTGCTTCGTGTACACGAGAAACCCAGCGGGCACAGGGTTCTGGTTCGCGCGCTGCTGCTTCTTCTTGCCTTCCACGACCTGGTCGAAATAGTACAAATCATTTCCGAGTTTATTCAGCATCTTGCGCTCGTAATCCTGATTGCAGGTGTCGACAAAAGACTGGAGGGCGCGGATATTGCCCTGCTTGCAAAAAAGTTGAAACTTGATGTTTTTGATGCTGCCTTCGTCGGCGTCAATCTTGAGGAGGCGGAAGTAAATGTCTTCACCTACGCGCACAGGGTCAAACTCAAACGGCAAGTAATCGTGATTGGCAATCGAAAGAAGGCGCTTGGTCGCGGGGGAGCAGGCGACGTAGTGAATGACGGCGTCCATGCGCGTCAAGAACGGCGGACTCTGCCCGCCCTTTTGCTGGGGGGCCACACCGCGCTCGCATTCGATGACTGCAGACATTTCAATGGGCGGGGGGATAGGCGGCTGCTGCTGCGGCTGCGGCTGCGGAGTAGAATTCCAAAACCGACCTAGCATTATTCGTTCTTCCGAAACAACATGCCTTCATTTTACCTCACCCCAAGGCACTTGTCAAGCGTTGCCGTGCCCTCGTGCACGGGTTTGGATCGTTTCAGTCGGAGCTGCTGCGACGCCTTCTGGACGGTTTCAGCAGTGAGCGATACGTAGGACTTTACGTCGCGCGCCGAAGCCTGGGTGTTGACGGAGGGCATGTAGAGGCGAATCGGAGCCGTGGCGATTTGGAGGGGGCGCGTCGCGTTTCGCAGGAGTTCGCGATACTGCAGAATGTCGAGATTTCCCCCAAACATTCGAAGGATCCTGCGGTCTGGAGCAGGGTGAATGTCTTCGGATCCGTAGAGTTTTCCATAGACCGAGACCAACAAAGAGTGTCGGAACCATTTTTCGGACTCCATGAGCTTTGAATCGTTGTAAATGTAGGAGAGGCAGCATTCGGGGCTGCAAAAGTTTCCTTCCCCGCGATACGTGTTGGTGTACGATTCGTAATGCGTAGGGATCGCAAGCGGTGTATTTGGAAACGAGTGGCAGCACCAGAAGCACGCTGTATCGCGGGGATATTCCGTCATGAGGTGTAGTTTCGAAATCAAATTGTGAACTACACTTTCGTCGAACCGCACGCCTGCCGAATCCTGCGATTCACGAAGCACTTCTGAATATGTCGTGGTCTGATCTTGCACTCCCGTCGACGATGGTTCTGGGACGACGGCCATTGACGACATGATATCGTCGGAAACAACAAAGTCCTTGCGAACCTTCAAGAACAAAATAACGGGCGGAAGGTCTACCTTTGGTGTCGACGACGTCGTTGCAGGCGTGCTGCCACTGCCATCCTTTGTCTTTTTGGTGCGGGGGGGCATTTACATGAATACGTTTTTTCTGTGTAAAACGAACCGAACTTTCGGAGGAGGTCTCTGAGGCATACAACAGAATGTCGAAAGCATACAAGAAGCACACGCACCGCGAGCACATTCTCAGTCTGCCCGACACCTACGTTGGGTCGATCGAGACGGCGCCGTCCGACCCCATGTATGTTGTCGGAAGCGAAGACGGCAACTTCGTGCTCACGTCGATTCCCGATTTCAACCCAGGTCTCTACAAGTTGTTTGACGAGATCGTGGTGAACGCGCACGACCAGGTGGTGCGCATGCGCCAGCGCGGCAGCGACGCGCCCGTCAAGAATATCCACATCACGGTCGACGACACCTCGATAACCGTGAAGAACGACGGCGAGGGTATCGACATTCTCGAACACGCCGAGTACAAGGTATGGATTCCTCAACTCATCTTTGGGGAGCTGCTGACGTCCTCGAACTACGACAAGGAAGAGAAGAAACTCGTGGGCGGCAAGAACGGGTACGGCGTCAAACTCGCCAACATCTTCGGTACGTCGATGACTGTGGAAACTGTGGATGCCAAGACGTCGAAAAAGTACACGCAAACTTGGGAGACCAACATGACGGTCGTGCACCCGCCCAAGATTGCTGCCTCGAAAGTGAAGCCCTATGTGTCCGTCGCCTGGACGCCCGATCTTGCGCGCTTCGGTCTGAAGGCGATCAGCGCGGGCATGCAGAGTCTCTTCCGACGCCGCGCCACAGATCTCGCGATGACGGTCGGCAAAGAGGTCAAGGTCCACTGGAACGGCACGCTCATCAAGTGCAAAGACCTGGCCGTCTACGCGACCGAGTTTGTTACGACTCCCACGGTCTCGTACTCCAACGAGCGCTGGAGCGTCGTCGTCGCCGATACGCCCATCGACGGGCACCTCCAGGTTTCCTTTGTCAACGGTATCTGGACATCGAAGGGCGGCACCCACGTCGATTACATTACGAACCAGGTCGTGTCGCACGTTGTGGAATACCTCGAGACCAAGAAGAAGATCAAGGTGAAACCCTCGATGGTGCGCGAGAACCTTGCAGTGTTCGTGACGGCGCAGATCGAGAACCCGTCCTTCAACTCGCAGACCAAAGAGACGCTCACCTCGAAGGCCTCGACGTTTGGGTCGACGTGCAAGTTGCCCGAAGAGACGCTGAAGAAGATACAGAGCAAGTTGGAACTTGTGGATACGCTGATCGTTTCGCAGAAAGAAAAGGACGATAAAGATAACAAAAAGTCCGATGGAAAGAAGAACAGCAAGATCTATGGCATCCCAAAACTTGAAGACGCTGCTTGGGCAGGAACAGCGGCAAACTCCGCCCGCTGCACCCTCATCCTTACCGAAGGCGACTCCGCTAAGGCAATGGCACTCAGCGGTCTTACGAAGACTCAGCGTCAGTCTTTCGGCGTGTTCCCTCTGCGGGGGAAAATCATGAACGTAAAGGACTCCAGCGCTTCCAAAGTCGAACTCGCTAAGGAAATCGCCGAGTTAAAGAAGATTCTCGGTCTCGAGTCGGGCAAGGTCTACAAGGACCTCTCCAGCCTACGCTACGGTCGCGTCCTCATCATGACCGACCAGGATTACGATGGCTCGCACATTCGCGGTCTTCTCGTGAACCTCTTCCACGAGTTGTGGCACGATCTCATGAAGATTCCAGGCTTCCTCGCCTACATGGCAACCCCCATCGTCAAGGCGACGAAAGCGAAGGTGACGCAGACCTTCTACACGCAGTACGAGTACGACCAGTGGAAGGCGACGACTGCAGGAGCAGGGTGGACGATCCAGTATTATAAGGGTCTGGGCACATCCACGCGCGACGAGGCGCAAGAATATTTCAAGGACCTCAACATCACCGAGTTCTCCTACACGCCCGACAGCGACCTGGCCGTCGATCTGGCGTTCAACAAGGCGCGCGCGGACGACCGCAAGACCTGGTTGCAGGGGCATTCTGCTGCAGATATTGTCATCCCGCACGCAGACAGGCGCCTGCCCTACGAGGAGTTCGTGCACCGCGACTTGATTCACTTCTCGTACTACAACCTCGAGCGCTCTATTCCCAACATCATGGACGGTCTGAAGACATCGCAGCGCAAGATTCTGTTCGGGTGCCTCAAGCGCAAACTCACCGACAAAGTCAAGGTCGCCCAACTTGCAGGCTACATTTCCGAGCACTCGGGCTACCACCACGGCGAGATGTCTCTCAATGAAACCATCATTGGTATGGCGCAGGATTTCGTGGGCAGCAACAATCTGGCGTGGTTGGTGCCCAAGGGTCAGTTCGGTACGCGCCTCGAGGGCGGCAAGGACTCTGCTGCCTCCCGCTACATCTTCACGTATTTGCAGCCCTACATCAAGCACCTCGTCCCCCACGACGATCTTGGTGTTCTAAAGTACCGCGACGACGACGGACTTTCAGTCGAACCCGAATGGTACGCGCCCGTCCTACCCATGCTGCTCGTGAACGGGTGCCGCGGCATTGGCACGGGGTACTCGACCTTCGTTCCCTGCTACAACCCTGCTGTTCTCAAAGACGCACTGCAGGCGTGGTTGCTCGCGGGCGGAGACACTGCCGACATGTCGAAACTCGAGGCGTGCAACCTCGTTCCGTGGTACCGCGGTTTCACGGGTCGCATAGAAATGGTCGGATCGGATTACGTGATGACCGCCAAGTACGAGTACAATGCTGCCAAGAAAACAGTCCGCGTCACGGATCTGCCCGTAGGGTACTGGACGTCGCAGTTCAAGCAGATGTTGGACGCGTACTGCGAGAAGAAGGAGGTTGTCAAAGATTATACAGACACCTCGACCGACACGGACGTGAACTTTGAGATTGTGCTCTACGATGCGCTTAAGGTCGACGTTCTCGAGAAGACGCTCGGACTCACCGAGAAAATCAAGACGACCAACATGCACGCGTTCGACCCCTCGGGAACCATCAAAAAGTATGCAACGCCCAACGAGATCCTCCTAGACTATGCACGGTCTCGATTGGACCTGTACGCCAAGCGGAAGGCCCACCTCCTCGCCGAACTGAATGCCAAGATGCCGTGGCACTCCAGCGTCGTCAAGTTCCTGACGCTCATGTGCGAGGACGCCATTGACCTCCGCAAGAAGTCTGCCGACCAGTGCCGCACGATCCTGACGTCGCACAGTCTAGAGTGCATCGACGACCTGTTGAAACTGCCGTTCAGCAGCGTGACTGCCGAGAATATTGCGAAGCACCAAGCGGAACTCGAGAAACTCCGCAAGCAGATCGCGCAGATCGAGCGGACAGCGCCCAACGAGTTCTGGTTGGAGGATTTATGCGGACTCAAAGTATAAGTATTAATGGGCGATAACGGCCGCGCTATTTACCAGTCTCTACTGGTAGAAACCGATCAAGAAGCGCGGGAAGACTACCAGTACGATCCGATGGTTCAACTCTACATGAACCGCCACTCGGGAAGAGAAGACGCCGCTCCTCGTCAAGCGTCATACAACCCCGATGGAGACATATCGAATCGTCAAGAAAGCATCCCCCAACTTGCGGCAGAACACTTTGCTGAAAACGTAGTGCAAGACGCTCCCGACACCATTGAAAAAACACACACCGTTCTCATCAACACAGGTTATCGCGACTGGACCATTCAGCCCGACGCATACTCGAACGTTTTTTCGTTTGGAAACGAGCAGAATATTGACTTGAATGGACCGCAGACGCCCTACTACTTTAATAACGTAGTCGTGCCCCTCGCAGCATATGAAACACCTTCGAATGCTCTGATTGTGGGCGCAGGTGCTAGAAACGCATATACGACCCCCGCAAATATTGCCAGGCAGACATTTGATATTTCGAGCGGAGCCACGGTTCCTACCTACTTTATCACACAAGCACAAACATACCAACCTACCTACGGATGGAAGGTTGTCATTTCGAACGGCGTGCCGATTCATGCACCGACTCCGTTTTCATACAGAGATCCAAACGTCCGCGTCTTCTACTATCCCACCTACAATGCGGCAAATACGCGAGGAGCCCAGCTGGGCATTGATATCCAACCGAAACTCTACGCAACAAATCAGTATAACTATTCTACATCGAAGCGCTTCTCGAACGTCAGCAGTATTCGACTTATTCGCGCCACGCTGCCTGTTCGCGCAAACCAACCATGGAACCCCTTGATATTTTCGGGTTCGCCGAATGCATACCCCGACTCTTTTCACAGCAAGTCTTACGCATTCATGAACATTGGAAACCTTGATGGCGCACATTACGGAGGAGCACAAGCCGTGCAGCGCGCATTTGCGACTTTGACCCAGATGAACCGCAACAATTACGAATCGTCTGGAACCTTCCCCGCACAGTATACCGATTACTACCCGTGGGCGAGCGAGGCGTACATATTCAACCCACCTATGCGCGAACTTTCAAACGCAAATCTTACGTTGGTCAACGATACAGGCAATCTGTATTCGCAGCTTGATACTCTAAACATTACCGCTATGCAGATCATGTCGGGGTTGTCTCTCGGAAAAGTAAAATTCTTCGTGGCAAACACAACTGCCTCGTTTACGACATACAACGACTGCAACATTTTCTACGCCAAGGATCTGCGCCCAGGCGATGAAGTTGTATTTTACGCCCCCGCGCTGACCCAGATAGCATCCGATATTCGAAGTACCGCGCCTCTCGCATCTCTGATCCAGTCTTTTTCAAACAACTATATCGTAACCGACGTGTTCTCGAATGACTTTGCGCCATCTGCCGTTCTTCCGATCGCAAGTTACGGGACGTCGTTCACAGCTGTCCCGAAAATTCTGAACGGGACAATGAGTAACGTATACACGACTATGAATACACTGGCGCAAACAACGTGCAATATATGCTTGCGGTCTTATTCTGTGCAGGCGGGAACCATTCCAAACACGCGCACTTTCTCGCAGGATTATGTCATACCCATCCTGAATAAGAACCTGCAAGCAACCTTCGCGCTTGAAATTATCACGAAAGAACCCGATGCGAGCAAGATCACGAAAATGATTCCTGCTAGTGAATAATGAGCGCCGCGCCCAAGTCAGCAGCAGCAGGAAACACTCGAATGGGCGAACTGTACCCCCACGCATCTCAGGAGATCGCACAGATTTACATCCAGTCTGCGGTCCCCAATGCTCCGAAGCACACGGGGTACATCCCGAACGCCAGCGATCCCGAAACAAGGTCGACCCAGGCGTTCCGTATGTTTGACACTCACCACGAAGACCCGAAACTCGCGTACGGCGCCTCGTTCAAGCAGCAGGCTACGATCCGCATCCACACCCCGAACGCGCTCAATCAGGCCTTCTTCTCGGACGAAAACATGGAATACCTCCAGCAAGAAATTCGTTATCGTGTATGGGAGAAGAGCGGTGGACAGCACGTTATTGACCGCCAGCGCGCCGACGATCTCAAAACCATCATGCGCGCATACTATCTTCAGTTCTCCCGCAATGTTCCTGGCAAGGAGCGCGAGGAACTTACGGACCTCGACGAGCGCGTCTTACAATTCTGCGTAAACGACGTTCTCGGCAGCATTAACATGTACCTCTACAACCACAAGGAACTCCTCGACTTCCCCGAACCCATCGGGCGTCCTGTCAACCCTCACGTTATGGGCACCAAGTCGCGTGAATTCAAGTCGTTCTTTTAGTTACGCGTGAAGTAATATGAGTCTCATTCGCTTCCAGGGCGAGATTTATACGAAAATTCAAGGGAACCAACTGCTGGTGTGGGACACCGCATGGCAGTCGTTTCGCCCCATTGAATCCGTAGTGTGGAACCCGTCCACGAAGCGCGTCGAACCATTTTACGGTGAGTTTTGTATGGAGATCTTTGATGCCGAATACGGGTACGGTGACCTGCGCGAGGTCTGTGATGAAGTTACGGAACGTATAGATCTCGAGAGTGCTGTAGAGCTCAATTCTGACGATTTTTGGAGGTGGACGAATCAAACTCTTACCTGGATACGCGACCGCGGTGTGACGATTCACCCGTGCCACACTGCTCCGAGTCGCAAGGAATATCTGCAGGTAATGAACGCTAGGGCGCGCACCATGAAACGCGCGCCTCGTCAAATGCAGGGCACAATGAAACGCGCGAGACGATAATGAGGGTCAATCTAGTATCGTCGCACCGCAATCAAACAGGTCTCGCGCAGGATGTTGACATTCTGCAGGGGATGTGGCACCTCGCCGACGATACCGTAAAGTTCCGCAGGGTTCAGCACGTGCAGCCCGAATGCGACCAAGCCGAAATCAATGTGTTTTTTGAAGTATTGAGCCCATCTCTATTCACCTACGCAGCACGAAACATCTGGATTCCGAATCAGGAATGGGCGTACAAGTCGTGGGTCGCCTCGTACATGCACGCCCTCGACGAAATCTGGTGCAAGACGCACGAGGCGTACGAGATCTTTTCAAAGGTCCATCCGAACGTCAAGTACATCGGGTGGACGTCGATCGCCAAGGGGATTCCCGAAACCAAGAATTTCCACAAGGCCCTCCTTCTCGTCGGCAAGAATATTTATAGGCACCCCCAGTTGATCGTTGACGCCTATTCTGCTGCCAACGCAGTGAAGGCGCTCCCCGAACTCCACATTATCTATGATGCGACCCGCATGAAGTTGGACGTCCCTGACAATTTGACAACTGTAAAGGTCTATCCAAACACTCTCAAAGATTCTGAATACAATCAGATCGTCGATGACTGCGGGCTCGCAATCTGCATTTCGGGCGCCGAGGGGTTCGGTCACGCCGTCAACGAAGCAGCGTCCAGCGGGTGTGTTCTGATGCTCAACGAGATCGCGCCGTTCAAGGAATTTGGGTACGAAGGCGTGGTATGGGTTCCTAACTCTGAAAGTGTAGACCACCCCGAATGCCTCGGTGTGATCGCCAAGACCGAGAAAGTGGATGTCATGGACGCGCTCAGTCGCTACACGGAACTGAAATTCAAGGAGCGCAAGGCGATGTCGGAAAAGAACGCGGCGGCGTACACGAAGCGCCACTCCGAATGGACGGCGCGCATGCAGGCGTTTCTGAAAGATTACTCCACGGACGAAATATACTGTGTCCAATCCACCCTGCCCGCCGAGGAGGATCTGCCTGGAGTCACGATCATCACGCCGACGCGGGACCGCATGAAGTTCATGGAGGTCTGTGCGGGCTGCGTGAACTCTCAGTGCTACCCTTCCGACAAACTCGAGTGGTTGGTGATTGACGACGGCAAAGATACGTGCGAAGAGTTTGTCAAGAGTGTCCCCTTCGGAAAGCACATATTGGAAACAACAGGCAAGACAATCGCGTGGAAGCGCAACTTGGGATGTCGCCTCGCAAAGTTTCCCGTGATTGTGCACATGGACGACGACGATATTTACCCTCCCAACAGCGTGCTGTTTCGTGTATCGATGATGCTGCGCGCCAAGAAAGAAGCGGTGTTCTGCACAACTATTTCCTGCTACGATATCAAAAACTATATTTCGTTCGTGAACGTTCCGCCCATGCGACTGCCGCAGAGTATGCGTGTATCGGAAGCGACGCTCTGCCATACGAAGAAATTCTGGGAGGAAAAGGGGTTTGACGAAGATACGAAGATTGCAGAGGGCAACACATTTATTCGCGGTCGCGAACATATGTGCGGAGAACTCTCACCGCAAGAAATCATTGTGAGTCTGGTGCATCCGTGGACGACGTCTTCCCGTAAGGCGCCAAAGGGCATGGAACCGAACGGATGTCATTTCGGGTTCACGGACGATTTGTTCGAGATGCTTTCAAAGATCGGAGGCGCAGCGACCGTTCCACTTAATGATGCTTCTTCATCTTCTTGAGGCGGAGCGTCAGCTTCTTCGCCTGGCGGGCGAGGACCGCGAGCTTCTTGACGACCTTCTTCGCCGTCATCTTGCGGCGGCGACCGCCTTCCATCGGGGCGCCGCTGACCGCCGACGCGTCGGAACCCGCACCCTTGAGGGCGCCAGCAACCATCTCCGTGCCAGGCATAGTCGTATCACCCTCACCGCCTCCGCGGCGTCCACGGCGGCGGCGGCGACCGCCAGAAAGAGATTGCGCAGAACTAGAGTGCCACGTGCCAGACATTTCTTGTTTGTATTGACTCAAGACAATTTTTACGCAGAGCACATGAGACAGTCGGGGGTCGTCGAAGGTTCCACCGTGAACTTTTGTGCCGAGGCGACTGCTTTTGTGCGCAAATAGTAACACCCCGTTTTCAGTCCCTTCTTCCAGGCGTACATATGCATGCTGGAAATTCGGGCGTACGTGGGATCCGCGACGAACAGGTTCAGCGACTGCGACTGGCACACGTACGGCGCCCGATCTGCCGACATATTGATAATGGTCTTCATCGGGATCTCCCACGCAGTCTTGTAGCGCTCGCGCAATTCGGACGGCAGACCTGCGATTCCCTGAACGCTGCCGCCGTCCGCAATGATCTGGTTGCGGATGTCGGGGTTCCACAGACCTACTGCAATTAGATCTTCGACGAGGTACTTGTTCACAATGATGAAGTCGCCTGCCAGAACATGGCGCACATACAAATTCGAAGTGAATGGTTCAAAGCACTCATTATTCCCGAGAATCTGCGAGGTGGACGCCGTGGGCATCAGTGCGATCGAGAGCGAGTTGCGGAGTCCTTTTTGGACGACCGATTGACGGAGATTCAACCAGTCAAGTTCTTCGGTATCGGGATTCTCGACCTTCCAGAGTTGGGGTTGGAGGTTTCCGAAAAATGCGGGAGAATTGCGAAACGAAGAATGCGGACCGCGCTCAACGGCGAGCGCGCACGACTCCTCGATGGCAGCATAATAAATGTTCGCGAAAATCTTCCGATTGAGTTCTTCGGCACCCTTCGACTGCCATGCAAGTTTCATCTTGGCAAAGACGTCTGCCAAGCCCTGCACTCCAATACCGATCGGACGGTGGCGCATATTGGAGTTGCGGCATTCGGGGGTAGGGTAGTAGTTGCGGTCAATGATATTGTCCAGATTGCGGGCGAGGATGCGCGTATACTTGCGCAGGCTTTCGAAGTCGTACGTTCCGTCGGGTAGGACAAACTTGGGTAGGGAGAGACTGCCTAAGTTACATACTGCGGTCTCGTCGGGAGCGCTGTACTCGATGATTTCGCTGCAAAGATTACTGCTCTTGATCGTCCCCAGATTCTGTTGGTTGGACTTTCCGTTGGCAGCGTCCTTGTAGCACAAGTACGGCGTTCCCGTCTGGATCTGTGCGTCAAGAACCATCTGCCAGATCTTTTGCGCGGGGACCGACTTGCGACCCTTGCCTTTTCGCTCGTACTCCTCGTACATCGCCTCAAACTCTGCGCCGTGGCAGTCCGAAAGACCAGGGCACTCGTCAGGGCACATCAGCGTCCAGTTCTCGTTCGCCTCCATACGCTTCATGAACAGATCAGGGATCCAGAGAGCATAAAATAGGTCGCGGGCCCGATCCTCTTCGGCGCCCGTATTCAACTTCATCTTCAGAAACTCCTCGATGTCCGCATGCCAGGGTTCAAGGTAAATCGCAAAACTGCCGTTGCGCTTCCCGCCCTGATTCACGTAACGCGCAGTGTCGTTGTAGACTTTGAGCATAGGGACAATGCCTGTGGCCTTGCCGCGCGTCCCGTGAATCTCCGAGTTGCGCGCGCGAATGTTGTGAATCGAAAGACCCACGCCACCTGCCCATTTGGAGATCTGTGCGCAGTCGCCCAGCGTCTCGTAGATCCCCGTTATCGAATCCTCCTTCATATTCACCAGAAAGCAACTGCTCAACTGTGCGTGGTCCGTTCCTGCATTGAAGAGCGTGGGCGTCGCATGGATAAAGTACCCGAGCGACAGGGCGTCGTAGGTCTCGCGAATCTTGGGAAGGTCGGGGACCCACTCCAGGACTCGAAAGTGCTCGATCTCGTAACTTGTAGTATGAATCTCGATGGCGACACGCATCCACATATGCTGCGGGCGCTCCAGAATAACGCCGTGATCGTCGCGGAGCAAGTATCCTTTCTCGAGCGTCTTGAACCCAAAGTAGTCGAACGCAAAGTCGCGGGAGTAATCAATCATCTCCTCGATTTCTTGAGCGAACGAAACGACGCCGACGCCCATAATTTTTGCGGAAAGACCTAGACGAAACACACACTCGGAGAACGTCGAGGGCGTGTTTTTCTGGTGATTGTCGATCGCGATGCGCGCTGCCAGCAGTCCGTAGTTGGGGTGACCGCGCCCGACCATCATTGCGCAGGTCTCGGCAGCGAATCCATCGAGTTCCTTCGTGGAAATGCCGTCCTGAATCTGACTACAGACCTTTTGCGCGACGACCGTAGGGTTTACGTGGTCGAGTCCCTCGGCGAGTTTTTCGATACGTGCGAGAACCTTGTCGAACGAGACCTTTTCGCGTTCTCCGTTGCGCTTTGTTACGAACATTACGTCTCTTGGCGCGCAATGTGTAAATGGCGCCTCCGCCACCCGCCAGTCTCCGCTTGAGCGCTTCCTCAATCGCCTTTGCGGCAAGATCTGCTGCATTTTTTGCATTTTGGGCCATCATCGTCCTGTACACTCCCAATTCTTCTTTGCTCATACCTTCTACATCTCTTTCTGCTGCACTTAAGACACCGTAGAGTGTTGATAAAAACAATACTGTATTATCATCGCCGTTTCGGGTTGCCTGTCCTAATTCTTTGAGAATTCCACTCATAAAATCATCTCCGCTTGTACGCACCATTTTGGCAATATACTCGGAGATGAATGGGATGTTATCTAGCAAAATAACCTTATACGGATCGTTACCTGCAAGTATTAATGTGCGAAAGTTATTACCTGCGATAGGTACTGCTCTACCTGGTCGAGAGACTCCGACTGCCGCAGATGCGCTCTGAGTGCGCGATGCAACACTTGAAGATTTGAAGGATTGTTCACTGAGACGCGCGGCTTCAGACCCTTCCCAATCAGCCTCAAGTGCCCGCAATACGTTGTCAAAAATGCGCCTGTATGCTGCATGTTTTTCAGTAACTGTTGTCGGGGCGCTATGTGACAATCTATCTCCAGGCGTAACTTTTCCAGGCCACGACGCCCCTGACCCTGCGGCAGGTGGGGCAGTCTCTCCAAGATCAAGACTCTGAGACAGCGCACTCCCTTCACCTGCATTGAAGAGATCGAAACCCGAACCAGCTGCAGATCCAGATCCTGATCCTGCTCCAGCAGACATTACTTGTTACTATGATGTTTTTTATAACGTCGAGTTCGGTTGGTTCGCTTTCTTCGGTTACGTAGTGTCTTGTGCCTACGCCGACCCCCACCGCCTGCGTCGTCGGGATAGCGAAACACTACATGGCGAAGATAAAGAAGTCTGTTTGTTAGCATGTCGACGTCGGACACAGGAGATCCCCCTGTAAAATCAGTTTCAACCATTCTTTGCAGGAGATTTACCCCACCCGTCGTCAACTGGTCTAAATCTTCCAATTGGGCGTCATCAATTCGTACGGACCCATTTTTTATATGATCGGGCATGGCAGATTCGTATGACATGGAAATAAATATCACTTTGTCCACCTTAAAAAGATTGCACAGTTTATAACCGATCGCCTCCGTTACATACTTTCCAACACGCGGAAAGGCGCCCCCAAGTCTTTCTTTTTTCTCTCGCATTATTTCGCGCACAGATCTGCCACTTTTAGTTGAAACGTCATTTGACAATGTAAATGAACACAATGATTTCACAAACACTACCGTTGCGGTATATCCTCTGACAGAATGAACGTATATATCATCTTTCCACGCATTAAGTCTGCAATACCCTATAACACCTGCGTCTGCTGCATGGTGTACGATGAATTGTATATCTACAGCACTCCCGTCTTTTTGTGGGTAGAAAAACTTGTTACTCCACGACTCGTCCAACACAAGAGGACAGCGCGACCTGCTTTCGTCAATATCTTCGTCCATTCGTCTAGCAAGTTGCTTTTTAATAACAGCGCCATCGGCACCTTCAAGAACAGGTTGTCGCAGTAGTTTAAGTCTGTACCCTTCTGCTTCCCCCGCAATTATAGTGGGACTCTTTTCGACCATTACTCAATCACAATATTTAGTAAAGGTGATGACGCCTGCGCTTGGCAGTCTTTTTTCCGGGACGGCGGCGATTGCGGCGGCGCTTTCCGCCTTGACGGGTAAACGCGCTGGGCGCACCACTGCCACTTCCAGGAGCGTTTCCTCTATCTTTTTCTTTCGACGGAGATTTCGGAGCAGTAGGGGGTTGAGCAGGGGGCGCGGTCAGAGGTTGGGGTTTGGGCGGCGGAGGAGGAGCAGACATTACTTAACCCACACATTTCCTTTAGCGTCGCCTGGTTCGCTTGACTGTCTTTTTTCCGCGGCGGTGCCGACGCAGAGTCTTGCTCTTTCTGCCGCCGTACGCGCTGTTGCTGCGGGGACGTGACTTCGCTTCTTCGCCCGCCTCACGAATTGTTGCCGTTTCCTCCCGCCGCTTCCGTTCTGCTGCTGCCGCACGCCTACGCCCTACCCATGCAAACATAGCAGGACTTCGTCTGTCTCTTGCTCTTTGGGCTACACGGTCGGCGTCAGCAATCAAATCTGGATCACCAAACATCCTGTCCATCGCAGCATTACTTTCGTCACGACTACGGTTGTTTGCCATTTCCTCGTTACTCCTTCACAACATTCAAAATGGGTTGCACGTGCATCGACTCCATTTCCTTGACAAACAAGGACATGGCGTACGGGACCCGCAAAATATCTACAGGTTCGCCCTTTTGCGTAGAGTCCAACAGACCTGATGCCGACTGGAACAGAACTTCCTGCGCGTCCGAGCGCTTCATGAAACTCTCTTCGATGAAGGCGGAAACCCCGTGCGCGATAAGGCCGTCGCGCTCCATTTCGCCGATGCGCATGCCGCCGCCCACCGATCGCCCGCCGAGAGGTTGGTGCGTCAGTAGAGTCCGCGCGCCCGTATCCCGATAATTGATCTTGTCTTCCACCATCAGCTTGCTGCGGAGGTAGTACGTGGGACCCATAAAAATCTCCATCTCCATCATCTCGCCTGTCATGCCGTTGTACATCATTTCCGACCCGTTCTCCTCCAGTCCGATCTTGCGCAACATCTGGCGGTAATCCTCGTCCTGCGACCGTGTGCAAAAGGGCGTGGCGTCAATGAGCGTGCCCAGCAGCAAACCGACGCGCGCCGACGTGGACTCAAACATCTGACCCGTCGTCATGCGCGAAGGCATGGCGTGGGGGTTCAGAATCAAGTCGGGGCGCAACCCCTTTGCAGTAAAGGGCATGTCGCACTCGGGCAGGATGAGACCGCACGTGCCTTTTTGACCGTGGCGCGAACTCATCTTGTCTCCCAGAATTGGTTCGCGCGATTCCGTGATGCGGACCTTCACACCGCGCAGAACGCGCGGAGGCGGGGCGTTCTCGGGCCGCGTAGACCGTGTTGCTGTCACCAGCGTAAACATCTGAATGCCGTCGACGATCCCGCGCTGACCGCGCTTTGGGGTGACAGACGAATCAATCTTGCCTGCCGAGACCATGCCGACCAAGACCGTATCTTCATCGACCTCGCTGCCGAGACGAATAATGCCGTTCTCGTCAAGTTTGGAATAATCCTTGTCCGCCTTGAGTTTCACATCGGCCTTCCCGATCGGATTGGCGAATTCCTTGTAGGTTCCCATTGCTGAATCAACGAGTTCTTCCGAGGCGACGTACGAGTGAAAGTACGATGTCCTGAATAGACCGCGGCGCATTGCCGACCCGTTCAGGATTACCGAGTCTTCTTGGTTGTACCCCGTATAGGTTGCAATCGCAACAATGACGTTCTCGCCGTACGGCATGCATCCTCCCCTGCCCAAGACGTGGGAGTACGCCCATGTCTCGCAGATGGGCCGCTGCGGAGAGTTCAGGATCAGCGTAATGGTGTCGAAGCGCTTGTTAAAATTGGAGTGATACCACGACGCCCCCTGACGGCACTGGGCACACGAGAACGCTGTGCGCGTCGCAGGGTTGTGATCGGAAAAGGGGATGACGGCAGCGAGCGGCGACAGCAGAAAGAGTCCGTGGATTTCGGAGGGCATTGTGGGCGAAAAGGGCGTCATGGACACACGTACGCTCTCGCTCTCGTCGGCATCCGTCAAGTCAAAGATGGTGGACATCATTTCGCTCCACGACTTTTTTGAAAGTACGTCATCGGGCGTGACACCAGGGCGGTACAACGGGCGGCAAGGGCGGCCCGCGTCCGTCCAAATCATGAGTTCATTATCCGTGCGATTCCACGCGACCGAGATCGCCGCGTTCGGATTCGCGCGGCGGTAGCCTACGAGGGCGTCGTAGATTTCAGGTGCTCCTTTTATGAGAACGCCCACATGGTCGCCGTTCACGCGCACCCGCGTCCACGCTGGGTTCCAGACCGAAGGATTGATTTTTGAAATTGCCATGAAGTTTTCAGTCTTCGCGAGG